CGGCTATCGTCTACCGAGATGAGCGGCCCGACTTGGCTGAGAAGGTTTTGCCGACATGCATCCAATACTTGGATCAAGTTCGCAAGCCCGAGTGGCCGATGTCTCAGTCCGCCCATCTCGCGCACGACCCTGCCTTCAGGGAAGTGGCAGACTACCTTCTGCTGTCAGTTGTAGACCTGCTTCGTGGTCAGGGCTACGCGGTAGACAAGTACGACTTCTACCTCTCCGGCCTCTGGGCGCAGGAGGTCAATCGAGGGGCAGGTACCAATGTGCATGTCCACAAGAACAGCCAGATGTGCGGGTGGTTCTTCCTCGAAACTCCGCAGGGTGGTGCGTACCCGATCTACCACGACACCCGCATGAACAAGTCCATGATCGAATTGGACTTCGTGCAAGGCGAAGAGGTCAGCAACGCCACCAACACCATTCACTTCAACAACATGGTCCCAGGGTCCGTGATGTTCGCCAACTCGTGGATGCAGCATCAACTGACCGGCAGCAACGCCGACACCCCGACGCGGTGCATTCACTTCATCGTGTCTCACAAGGAGCGCCCGTGCAGCATGTGCTGACGCCTTATGCCACAGCCATCGAACCGTTTGTTTGGTGGGAAGGTGGGTTTACGGAGCAGGAACTGAACTGGCTCCAAGAGCGGGCTCAAAAGGCCGATCAGCAGGCTCAGGTGGGCGGCGATCCGCAGGGGGCAGACTTGGCGAAGATTCGGCGGTCGCAGGTGTCATGGCTTCAGAAAACGCCGGACACCGCCTGGGTGTTTGAGAAGTTGGGGCACATTGCCTCGTCTCTTAACGCCCAATACTACCGGTTTGACCTGACGGGCTTTGGTGAGCCTATCCAGTTGACCAACTACGATCAGTCAGAACAGGGGATGTACGGATGGCATCAGGACTACGGCGGGGGAACGAGCCGCAAACTCAGTCTGGTACTTCAACTGACAGACCCAAGCCAGTACGAGGGGGGAAACCTCCAAGTGCTTACTTCTGGTCAGCCACAAACCGTTCGCAAACAGCGGGGGCTGGTGGCGGCGTTCCCTTCGTATGTACTCCACCAAGTAACTCCCGTGATGAGCGGTAACCGCCAGTCTCTTGTGGCTTGGGTATCTGGACCTGCTTTCAAATGAACGTCGAGTACAAAGACTTTATTGCTGTTTACCGGGATGTATACCCGGAAGGGTATTGCCAACACCTGATCAAAGAGTTTGATCGTCTGGTGGAGACTGGCGCGGGCACCAACCGTCAGCGTGGAGAAGGTGCGCCGAAGCATCGTAAAAACGACATGCAGTTAGGGCTTAACTTTGGCGTTCACACTGCTGCGGATTTCAATAGCGCTTTGACCACCAAACTGTTTTTTGACGGACTTCAGCGGTGTTATGATGCCTACACTGAAGAGTTTTCAGTGCTGAAGGAAGGCAAAATTTCCGCTACGCACATGAAGATGCAGCGTACTGATCCAGGCGGCGGCTACCATGTATGGCATGGCGAGCAGGCCAATGGCGAACATGCAGACCGCGTTTTGGTTTACATGTTGTACCTCAACACGCTGAATCAAGAAGAAGCCGGAGAAACTGAGTTTCTTTATCAGCAGCGCAGATTACAGCCCACCGAAAACACGATGGTTCTATGGCCCGCCACTTTTACTCACGCACATCGTGGCAATACTGTTTTTGGGCAGCGAAGCAAATATATTGTGACGGGGTGGTTTTATTATGACTGACGCAGAGCGTTTTGAAAAACACGGATGTGTGCTAGTCAAAAACTTTATTGACGAGCAGACTATTGCTGTTGTTTCTCAATACTTTGAGAATAAAATTCGTCGCGGCGAATGGGTTGAAGTTTCTGACAAGGGCGATCCAACCTCCCGTTTTGCTTACTACGCTGATCCGTTGATTGAGGTGCTTCTTCAAGCAAGTAAAGAAGCGGTTGAAGATGCCACGGGTAGAGCGTTGATGCCGACTTATTCATACTCTCGCATATATCAGGCGGGAGAAAAACTATTTCCGCATGTAGATCGACCGGCCTGTGAAGTTAGCGTGACGGTAAATGTCGCCACTAAGGGTGAGTTTTCTCCAGTATATACCCAGTACGGCCAAAATGACCCAGAAAAGCATTTACTAAATCCCGGTGATGCCGTGATTTATATGGGCTGCGATGTTATGCACTGGCGGCAGCCGCTTAAAGAGAATCAGTTAAATGTGCAGTTCATGCTGCACTATGTAGACAAAAACGGCCCCCATGCGGAATACGCTAAAGATAGGCGTTCAGAATACGGTATGGATTCCAGTACAAGGAGTGCATGATGCCAGCAGGAACACCAAAAATTACGCTTTTTGGCGGCAAAACTGTTGTGCCCGCCGGTAGTCAGACATTTAATGCTTCCGGCACATTTACAGTGCCTGTAGGCGTTACAAAAGTAAGTATTACAGGCAAAGGCGGCACGGGCGCTCCGGGCAACGCTGGAAATTCCGGTAACCCCGGTGCTGGCGGCGGTGGTGGTGGCGGTGCTCAGGCAATGTCTTCCTCTTTTCCTTGCGGCTGTTGTTATTCCAATCCTTGCGGCCACACAGCCGGAAGTGGTGGGGTCGGTGGTGGTGGAGTTTATGGCGGCAATGCGGGAAGTTTTTCAGGTTGTCCTGGGGGTACCGGTTCAACGGGTAATGCAGGAAACGCTGGCACTACCGGAGCGGCCGGAAACTCTTCTACCGGGCTTTGTCAAACATTCCCCGGCGGGAATGCCGGTAATGGCGGCACGGCCGGTAATGGTGGGGTTGGTGGTTTTGGGGGCGGCAGAGGAGTTTTTGGTTTTAGAAATACCAATGAGGCTGTTGGCCGTTGTCAGTGTTTGTGTAGCATGCCTTCGGGGCCTTATCCTTCCTCGCTAACAAATCCAAGAACTGGTGGTTACGCAATCTCCAACCCAAGAGGCCCAGGCGGCGGCGGGTCTTCTGACAATCAAGGTGGATTTAATTGTTTTAACGTATCAGCAGCACGAGGTGTGGCCGGTAATCCAGGCGGCGGTGCGGGTGGAAATTCCGCTTATCCAGGAGCGGGTTCTGGAAATCCAGGAAGCAGCGCCAACGTATTTCGTGCTGGTGGGGGTGGCGGCGCGGGCGGCGCATCTCCTTATAACGCAAAACCTGGATTTGTCCCCGGCAGTCCGGCTCCGGCTAATGGTAATTTCTGGGGTGGCGGAGGCGGCGGCGGTTGGAGAGGCGCAACTGGCAACTCCGGAAACGGTGGCAATCCAGGAAACGCTGCAAATCCATCCACAGTTAACTGTTTGACCGTAACTCCTGGTGCGGCATACCCAATTGTTGTTGGGGGTCCTTCAGGTGGTCAGGTAGTAATTTCTTGGAACACGCAATGAAAAAAACAGAAAAACAAACTCGTCTTGATGAAATTAGACATAAACAAGACGTTGCCAACTTTGAAATTTCGTTAAATCGCGCTCGTTCTGTGACGGTCGGAACTGCGTTTGGCGGAGTTACAGAGATCAATATGCGTAGTTCGGAAGGATACGTTGTTTGGTCGCCTTTGCAGCCCGTGGAAGTGGTTGAGTTGATTCATCAACTCGCAGCCAACATTGGGTGCCACATTCACATTCAGCCTAGAAACGATTTCTCTAGTTGGCGGGAATGGAGAATTACGCCAGAAGAACAAAAGCACTTGAACGGGCATCCGCCTTTTGTAAATGATATGGCCCCGCATAACCAATTGGGCGCAAATCTTCCTGCGCCTGAGCAGCAGCCCGGACTTCAACCCGCCTTGATGGCAAGGAGTGAAAATGAGCAAACTTTGGCAACTCAAAAAACTGTCGGACGGAAGCGCACTAAGCGAGCCGCAGCCGCTGCCTGAAAACTGGGGGCCGATTTTCGGCCTTCACGGCTTCATCGACCAGATCGGTGATCTGTCGTGGTTGGGCGAGTCCTACAACGATCAGGGATGGGTTGAGGTAGGCGACGCGCCACCCGGCCCGGTCCCGTCTTCTGCTGCCGAACTCGCATGGGATCGCGCCAAGAAAATGTTGGCCGAGTCCGATTGGTCTGTCTTGCCGGACGTGCCCATGACTTCCGGTGACCGTGCGCTGTGGATTGAATACCGCCGTGCGTTGCGTGAGATTCGCCTGCACGCGGACTTCCCCAACATGGCATGGCCTGTTCGCCCTGAGTGAACAAGTACACGATCCGGTTCAACAAGTCACGCGGACAACCGGGTCGTGGCTCCATGCTTCACGTCTGGCGCGTGTTTGAGGGCGGCAGGGAAGTCCTTGCCAAGCACGTCAGGATTGAAACTCGGTCGTGGACGGAGTTGGATGCCAACGGGCAGGACTACAACATCGCGTGCCGTG